AATATTAACCTAGAAGACGGTACTTATACTGAGATCGAAAATGAAGAAACAAATGGCTAATGTCATTAGAAAAATAAGTATTGGTGCGGACTATAAGAATGAGGCAATGCACTATTCGGTACATCAAGAAGTATACGGGGGACATAAAATCTCCCATATACTATTTGAGGAATTAGACAATTCTTATAATATTTACATTAAGAAAGCAGATGAAGTCATGCCTTGGAAAAAATTTAATAGCAATATGGCTATCTCTGTGGAATATGATTTAGAATATTAATGAAAAGCTTATATAGTTTTATAGTAAAACCTGTTGGCAAGAGATATGAAAACAGTGTTAAAGTCGAAGATAAGGAATTAATTATAAACACATCGATAGAAACTTTTAAAGCTGTTAACAATATGGCTGAAGTTGTTTCTGTTCCTTTATTATTTGATTCAGATATTAAGGTTGGAGATAAAGTTATAATACACCATAATGTATTTAGAAGATATTATGATATTAAAGGTAAACAAAAAAATAGTAGATCTTACTTTATGGAAGATTTATATTTTGTTGATGCGGATCAAATATACTTATACGGAGATACAGGTAAATGGAAATCCTTTGGCAATCGTTGCTTTGTAATGCCGATTAAAAATAATGGCAATTTTAGCTTAGATAAAGAGCGAAAGCTTATTGGTATATTAAAATATGGAAATAGCTCCTTAGAAGAGCTTAAAATCAATCCTGGAGACTTAGTTGGGTATACACCTTATGGAGAGTTTGAATTTATTATAGATAAACAGCGATTGTATTGTATGAAATCAAATGATATTGTAATTAAATATGAATATAGAGGAGACGAAGTTGAGTATAATAGCAGCTGGGCAAAAAGCAGTTGAAGAACTTATTAAAGTAGCTGAAGAAAAAATCTTAGACGGAACAGATGATATATCTGCTGATAGATTGAAAAATGCAGCAGCTACAAAAAAGTTAGCGATATTTGATGCATTTGAAATACTTAATCGTATTGAAGAGGAAAGAAAAGCTATTGATGGTGAAGCACCTGGAGATACAGCTAGTAAACGTTTTGGCGGTTTTGCAGAAGGGAGATCCAAATAATGTACGAACAAAGTTTATTAAAGATATTACCTAACCATATTAAACAATCTGTTATTAATAGACAGAACCGTTATAATAAATGGGAATATGGATATAACAAAGAACATGATGTTGTTGTTATTAGTAAAACAGGTAAGATTGGAGAGATATATGAAATACAAAATCTTAAAATAGCATTACCTCTTATTGAGGATGCTACAAAAAGATCATCAAAAAAAGAAGAGCAATATTGGGAACAAATATTATACCCAAAAGAACTTGAAAGAATTAAAAGCGTATTTGATTGGAATAAATATCCAGAAAAATTTAAAGAAAATTGGTACGACTTTATAGATAACGAATTTAAACGTAGAGACGAAGGTTTCTCTTTTTATAACAACGGTGTACCTACTTATATTACTGGTACACATTATATGTACCTACAATGGAGCAAGATTGATGTAGGTGCTGCAGACTTCCGAGAATCTAATAGATTATTCTTTATATTTTGGGAAGCTTGTAAAGCGGATAACAGATGTTACGGTATGTGTTATTTAAAAAATAGACGTTCAGGATTTTCATTTATGTCTTCTTCTGAATTAGTTAATCTTGCTACTATTAGTTCTGATGCACGTTACGGTATATTATCTAAATCTGGAGACGATGCTAAAAAGATGTTTACTGATAAGGTTGTCCCTATATCAATAAACTATCCTTTCTTTTTCAAACCTATACAAGATGGTATGGACCGTCCAAAAACAGAATTAGCGTATAGAGTGCCAGCATCAAAATTAACAAGAAAAAAATTAGACACGCAGGAAACACTAGAAGAACTTGAGGGGCTTGATACATCTATTGACTGGAAGAATACAGGAGACAATAGTTATGATGGGGAAAAGCTTAGATTGTTGGTGCATGATGAAAGTGGTAAATGGGAAAAACCAAATAACATTTTAAATAACTGGCGTGTAACAAAAACCTGTGTTCGTTTAGGTAGTAGAATTGTTGGTAAGTGTATGATGGGTTCAACATCAAATGCGTTAGACAAAGGAGGAGAGAATTTTAAAAAATTATATTATAGTTCAGATGTAACTAAGCGAAACTTAAATGGGCAAACTAGTTCTGGATTATATTCTTTGTTTATACCAATGGAATGGAATTACGAAGGTTTTATTGATAAATACGGTATGCCTGTATTTGTAGCACCTGAAAAGCCGGTTCTTGGTCCAGACAATATGTATATTGAACACGGAGTTATTGAACATTGGCAAAATGAAGTAGATGGTTTAAAAAATGATCAAGATGGTTTAAACGAATACTACAGACAGTTTCCAAGAACAGAACAACATGCATTTAGAGATGAAGCAAAGCAATCTTTGTTTAATCTTACAAAAATATATGAACAAATAGATTACAACGAAGATATAAAGAACACGAATGTTCTAACAAGAGGTAGCTTCCAATGGGAAAACGGTATAATAGATACTAGAGTCCTATTCGTTCCGAATAAAGACGGTAGATTCTTAATATCATGGGTACCACCTAATAATCTACAAAATCGCGTGATTATCAATAATGGAATGAAATATCCAGGTAACGAGCATTGCGGTGCATTCGGGTGTGACAGTTATGATATATCAGGTACAGTTGATGAAAGCAGGGGTTCTAAAGGGGCATTACATGGGCTAACCAAATTTTCTATGGAAGATGTTCCACCAAATCATTTCTTTTTAGAATACGTAGCAAGACCACAAACCGCAGAGATATTTTTTGAAGATGTTTTGATGGCTCTAGTTTTTTACGGTATGCCAATATTAGCGGAAAATAATAAGCCTAGGTTGCTTTACTATTTGAAAAGAAGAGGTTATAGAGGCTATTCGATGAACAGACCGGATAAAGTATGGAATAAATTATCACCAGCTGAAAAAGAAATTGGTGGTATTCCATCAGCTTCTCAAGATATACTACAAGCACACGCGGCGGCAATTGAATCTTACATAGATAAAAACGTTGGCTTATTGAGTACTGGTTATGGCGATATGTATTTCCAAAAGACACTGAATGATTGGTCAAGATTTAACATAGCGAATAGAACAAAGCATGATGCAACAATTAGTTCTGGTTTAGCTATAATGGCTTGTAACAAAAGTGCTTACAACCCTGTGTTCAATGCTCCAAAAGAAATTGTATCTTTAGGATTTAAAAAATATAATAACGAAGGTTTTAGTTCAAAAATAATATAATAGATGGTTTATAGTAATAATAATAGTTCTTTTCCTAGTCAGGTAGTACCGGACTCAGAGAAACAAAGCTACGAATACGGAGCTAGGGTAGGTAGAGCTATTGAAAACGAATGGTTTAGAGGCGATAGAGTTGGAGGAGCTGGAAACAGATGGGGCTCTAACTGGCAAAACTTTCATAGATTAAGATTATATGCTAGAGGTGAGCAATCAGTTCAAAAGTATAAAGATGAATTATCAATTAATGGTGATTTATCTTATTTGAATCTTGATTGGAAACCTGTTCCTGTTATACCTAAATTTGTTGATATTGTGGTTAATGGTATATCTAGCAAGAACTACGATATTAAAGCTTATGCTCAAGATCCTGATTCAATTAAAAAGAAAACAAATTATGCTTCTGCTATATTAGAAGATATGATGGCGAAAGAGCTTTTGAATGAAATACAAGGGCAGTTAGGAGCTAATCTGTACAACACCATGGATCCTGCTAATCTACCAGAAGACAAAGAAGAGCTAGAGATCAGACTTCAGTTAAGCTACAAGCAAGGAATTGAAATAGCCGAAGAAGAAGTAATAAACCAAATATTAGATAAAAATAAATACCCGTTAGTGAATAAACGATTAAATTACGATTTAGTTGTTTTAGGTATTGCAGCAACAAAAACAAATTGGAATAAAGCAGAAGGAGTAACAATAGATTATGTTGATCCTGCTAACCTTGTTTATTCTTACACAGAGGATCCAAACTTTGAAGACATATATTATGTTGGCGAGGTTAAATCTATTACGTTAGAAGAGGTTAAAATGCAATTTCCACATTTGTCAAAAGCTGATTTAGAAGAGATTGAAAAATATCCTGGTGATGTAAATTACACACGTAATTACTACGGACAGGATTATGATACATCAAATGTACAAGTGTTATATTTTGAATACAAAACATTTTCAAATCAAGTGTTTAAAATTAAACAGACGGATGTTGGTTTAGAGAAAGCATTGGAAAAAACAGATGAGTTTAATCCACCTGAAAATGATTCATTTAGCAAAGTATCAAGAAGTATTGAAGTAATATATTCAGGAGCAAAGGTATTAGGTCATGAAAAAATGTTAGAATGGAAACTAGCGGAAAATATGACAAGGCCATTTGCTGATACTACAAAAGTACAAATGAATTATGCAATTTGTGCCCCAAGAATGTACAAAGGAAAAATTGAATCGTTAGTGAGCCGTATAACAGGGTTTGCAGATATGATACAATTAACTCACTTAAAACTACAACAAGTATTAGCTAGATTAGTTCCAGATGGTGTATTCGTCGATGTAGATGGATTAGCCGAGGTTGATTTAGGTAATGGTACAAAATACAATGCTGCAGAAGCCCTAAATATGTATTTCCAAACAGGTAGCATAGTTGGTAGATCCATGACACAAGACGGAGATATGAATAGAGCTAAAGTGCCAATACAGGAATTACAAACTTCATCTGGAAGTGGTAAGATACAATCATTGATACAAACATATCAATATTACCTACAGATGATACGGGATGTAACCGGTTTGAATGAAGCAAGAGACGCTAGTACGCCAGATAGAGATGCTTTAGTTGGTTTACAAAAAATGGCAGCTGCAAATTCAAATACAGCAACAAGACACATATTACAATCTAGTTTATATTTAACTCTACGTATATGTGAAAACATTTCAAGGAGAGTAGCTGATTCATTAAACTTTCCATTAACGGCAAGTTCATTAATGCAAAGCATATCAGTTTCATCTGTAGAAACGCTAAAGGAATTACAGAATCTTAACTTGCATGATTTTGGTATATATTTAGAATTAGAACCAGATGATGAAGAAAAAGCTCAATTAGAACAAAACATACAAGTCGCTTTACAATCAGGCGGTATTGATCTTGAGGATGCTATTGACTTAAGACAGATTAAAAATATTAAGTTAGCTAATCAATCTCTTAAATATAAAAGAAAAAAGAAACTAGAAAGAGATCAAGCGAACCAACAAGCTAACATCCAAGCACAAGCACAAGCAAACGCAGAACTAGCAGAGAAAACGGCATTAGCTGAAGTGCAAAAGCAACAAGCAATTACAGAACAAAAAATACAATTAGAGCAATCTAAATTACAATTTGAGATTCAAAAGATGCAACAAGAAGCATTGATAAAGAAACAATTAATGGCAGAAGAGTTTAGTTACAGTATGCAGCTGGCTCAAATGCAAGTTGCACAAACACAAGAGAAACTTAATAAAATGGAAGATCGTAAAGATCAAAGAACAAAGTTGCAAGCCACCCAACAATCTGAATTGATTGAACAAAGACAGAATAATACATTACCAAAAGATTTTGAATCGGCAGGATTTGATAATCTAGGTGGATTTGGTTTGGAGCAGTTCTCTCCTAAATAGAACAAACAACTAATTATATAATATTTTATCATGGCAGAACAAATTAAACAAGAAGG